TCTTCTTCAGCCTCTGGGGTTAGAAGCGGATGCTCCAGGCTGATAATCTTCTCGTTTATCTCGTAGAAGTCGCCAGGATACTCTGTTCTGGAAACCCCGTTAACGATGTTTTCCTGCCATTTAAGCGGCTTTTTCTTCTGACTGATACGTTCCTCCACTTTTTCCTTTGCACGCTCCATGACCTCGTTTATGGCCACAGGACGGGTAAGAATCTCCGGCATCAATTCCGCCAGTCTTGTCTCCGAAACACCGTCAATATTTCCGATGTTATCAGACTTGTCACCACAGAAAACTTTCTTTAATACGACATTCTGGTACGGATAACCTTTCAGCCTGATGAAGTTCTCGCTTGAATAGAATTTCTTCTTGATATTATTGTAGACGCAGACTGTTTCACTGATAAGCTGGGTTAGGTCTTCGTCCGCACTCATAATGACCACCTTCTCGTTCGGAAGCTTGTGATGGACGTAATACGATATTAGGTCGTCCCCCTCAGTCTTCTCATCAATCATCCACCTGACATAAAGCTCATTGAAATATTTGCACAGGAGGTCTCTCTCGCGGTCAAAGTTCTCCTTTACGATTTTTTCTGCCGGTGTAAGTTCCTTTACAGGTTTCTCTTTCTTCTTGTAGATATGGTTCTGCATCCGTTCAAGGTAGGCATTGTATTCCTTCATGTAGTCGCTCAAGTTGGAATGTTCTGCATAATCCTTGTCCCTGTTTGCCTTATACGGCGGATATATCTCATAGCGAAGGATTCCAGAGTCGTGCGCATCAAAGAATACATATACATAATCAAACTCCTTTTTCTGCATAATCATTCGGAGCTGAAGCAAGAACTGGAACACGCCGCCATAGTGTATTCCATTGGTATTCACCCTATTGTCCTTAAATGACTGGCGGAGAAGCGAACCACCGTCAACAAGTAATGTATATATAGATTCAACACCTGCATCCGGGTGCGCCTCCTTTATCTGTTTTCTTACCGGTTGTCCCATATCGGTATTATACAAAAAATAAACGGGAAGAACAAGTCCTCCCGTTTTTTATTCATCAAAGTTGTCCTCTTCCTCAAATGAAACGTTGGTGGTATCAGCAGCTTTGATTTCATCGTTTCCAAGAGCCTCAGCCATTCTCGCCATAATCTCAGGAATGTAGGTCTTCTTGTAGTTGTCAAGTTCCTTCTCTCCACAGAGTCCGTTATGTACGCAGCAGATTGTTCCGGCATATGTTACATTGAACGGCGTTGGCAACTGGTTCTTGGCGATTGAAATCTTGCTGACCACGCCATACTGGTAATCGTTACCCTTGTATGTGGCCTTGAGTCTCTTCGTACCGGCCTTCGCAACGCCTCCGACATGAAGCAGAAGTCTCATCGCATAGAAGAACGACTTACCACCCTTGTTTTCGATAGAAGCCGCTCCACCAACTGAATTCATGGAATCAAGCCAAATCTTGTTGACGACGAAAAACGTGTTCGTGTACTGTGAGTTTTGAGACCTTGACCCTGGGATTCGTGCGTTAATAATGTTGTTGAAAGCCACTGAAAGGGCACCGGCATCAAACATATTGTTCCCTGCTTTACTTGTGTAAGACTTCCAGGAACCGATACTACCAACCGAATCCCAAACAAAAAGTAATGGCATTGGAAGTTCTCCAGCATCCTGTTTGTCAAGGAGGTCATTTATGATGTATGCGATATCCTCAATAACCGCAACGGTCCTCTTTGTTGATTTCTTTGTGCCGGTTGAGTAATCCATATCACCACAATAATCACAAATCGCAGCGTTGTTAAAAAGGATAAAATTACCGTCATAATCAACGATGGTTTCCTCTCCGGTTTCTTCGTTTACTCCGTTAACCGGTGTAGCTTCCATTCCGCAGTCAATGGCATACTTGAAGTCAAAGTTACCCTCAGTCTCAAATATGATTGGAAGAATTCCCTGTTTCTGAGCAGCTGCGATGAGACAGTTCTTGATTGTGGACTTTCCGGTGTCGGACCATCCACGAACACCACTCATATAACCGGCAGGAATTCCTGGAATGTGCAGAGCGTCCTGGAAAGCCTTTGGCATGATAATCCACTCCATAGGCTTGTCAGCAACCGGAGCACTTGAAATTTTCTTCTTAAAAGCCCCAATATCAAATTTCTTGATTTCCTTTTTCTTTAAAGGTTGTGCCATATTAAATTTTCATATTATCTTTTATCGTTATTTAATGTCTTTAAGGCAGTTTCAACTTCTTTCTTTAAGTTTTTTACCTTTTCTTCAACTTCATTATATTGTTCCTTAGTAAGGAGAACTGGATTTATACATTCAACCCTACTTTCTCCTTTCCTTATTGGAACTATAATCTTTTCAATTGATTCATCGTAAGTGAAAGCTTCTGCAAAACTATGCAAATATTCGCTAACATTTTCGTCAGGTATACTTCCTATATTAAGGTAGCATACTAAAAAAAGTTTATCTTTATCCATCATTTTAATCCTGTGCTTCCAAAACCACCGTCATTTCTGTCGGTTTCATTCAGTTCTTCAACCTCAATAAATTCAATAGGCGTGGTAATTCCAATTTTCATCTGTGCCACCCTATCTCCGGGCTCATACTTCGGCATATTCGGCATTACGTGGTAAAAATAGGCCCAATATTCGCCAGTATAAGGCCGGTCTCCAGTGCCAACAGAATTACAGAGTACCATTCCAGTCTTATAGATTGAACTCCTTGGGCGAAAATCAATCGACAAATTCGTTTTATGATAAGAATGGACCGGCGAAAACATTGAAAAATAACTATCAGGCAAGTTTATTCCCTCGTTTTCGTCAATCTGTAAGGCAAAACCAAGCGGATATCTATATACATTCGGCGCCACTTCCTCACAATCACATGCATAGACATCATAACAGAAATCGTCATCATGCGCCTTGGTCGGGAGTTTTGCATTTTCCCTAAGTTTCTTGAATTTAACTTTCATCTTCTTCTCTCTTTCTATACATTTTATTCCCGGTTCTCTCGTAGTAGCACTTACGGCAGAGTGCAATGTACTTATCATCACCACCAACCTCAACCTGGGCACCTTCCGTAACAATATTTCCATTACCGTCAATTCGTGCATTGAACATTGTCTTTGTGTCACATGAACAGCTTGATTTGATTTCAATAAGGTCGTCAGCCACTTCAAACAATCTGCGCGACCCAGGGAACAGGTGTGTCTGGAAATCAGTCCTTAAACCGAAACACATTACGTTTATCCCAAGAGTATCAGCAACAGCAGCCAATTGGTCAACCTGTTCCGGCGTAAGGAACTGCGCCTCATCAACAAGAATCCATTTCACCTTCGGATTAAAGAACATCTCATCCTTTTGGCATACATTCCTCACGAGTTCATAGAGATTAAGGTCTGCCGAAATACTGGTGCAAGGCTTGTCGCCCAACGCTCTTGAATGGATTATGCCCTCTCCGTCTCTTGTATCAATCTCACTTTTGAATATAACGTACGGGATTCCCCTTTCCTGGAAATTAAAGGCCGTTGCAAGCAGTTGAAGACTTTTACCGGCACTCATAGACCCGTAATAAAAGAATAATTTTTTCCTTTGTGACATATGCATTACGATAGAAAAGTTATCCCAGATTGTTAGTCCGGGATAACCTTATTTTAGAACGGCAAATCTCCATCATCCTTCATAATCAGAGAATCAGTGAAATCCTGAGTTGGAACCTCTGGCGCTGGTTGCTCTGTTACGACGGGGCCAGTTGTTACTGAAACGATTGCCTTTTCAATCTCAGCATTAGCCTCGTTGACCTGTGCGGCCTGGCCCTGCTTCTTGGCATCAATCTCTTCCTTGTCAACCCACTTGCCCTGCTCTCTGTCATACCAAGGAATTTTCATTTGGCTGATAAGAGAAAGGTACTCGTAAGGTTTGGTGGAGAAAACGTCCTGCCACTTCTTCTCGTCATAAATCCATTTCTTCATCTGTTCCTCATCCCTGGAAAGAGGGGTACTGAGTGATGCATCAAGAATCTGCGGAGCTGCGTTACCCTCAGTAATGGTTACGTTGAGGTCGCGTCCGTTGTAGATGTCAAGGATATTAAGAACCTGTCCGGCACGCTCACCCTCTTCCTTTCTCATATTGTAAAGGTTGATGATGGCGTTATAAGGGTCGGTCTTGTCCCTTCTGATGTTGAACTTCCAGAACTTGACACCCTCATCTTCCTTTCCACGCTCGATACAACGAACTATGACAGCCTCATTGCTCTTGTTGGCAATGGAGATGTCCTGGAAATTCTTCTTCTTGATAGGGTCAGTTTCTTTCAGAGATTCCTGATATGCATTCTGGTTAAGCTCGCAGAACGGACACTTGTTACCATACTTCTCGTGGTCAATGTCCTTGTTCTTTGAAAGACAGATGTATGACTTGTAACCACTCTTGGAAACCTCCTTAGGTACGTGTACGTTGTGCATGTGTACCTTAACGAAAGGATTTCCGGTTTCAAGGTCCATAGGAAGAAGGCGGATTGTCAGAGTCTTTTGTTTCTCACCATTCTTCTCATCCAAACGAACATTCAGATAGTTCTTTTCGTTGAATGCATTTGGTCTTGTGTAATTGCTTGAACTATCGTTTGTGACTACGATAGATTCGGGTGTAATGTTCGGTAAATTAATTAAGTTACCCATTGTTAAAAAAAATTTTGTTAAAGTTATTATTTGTTGTATAAACTATAAGCTGTACCTATATATAATGTACAGAAAATTATCGTAAAAAACAAAAGGGTACAGAATTTCTTCTATACCCATAAATAGTTCATATTTGACGTTTTATTAAAGCCCAAGCAAAGTTTTTAGGGTTGAATTTTCATTGTCCCTCAAAGTTTTGGCGATGCTTGAGTAATCAGTAGCATTGCGTACGTCATCTCTTGTAATCGTATATCTCGGCTCTCCAACTCCATTCTGGTCATCTTCTGGACTGTAATTTTCCGGAGCGTCATTTGCCATATATTCTTCTGGGGTTTCCTGAAATGGCTTTGATTGAAGTGAACGCATTGTGAGCTTTTCAACTGACGTAGGGTTTCTCTTTTCAAATTCTGACTGGAGATTTTCCATAAAATCAGCATTTGACTTCAATTCGCCCTGAAACTCACTGAATTTTTCAAGGAAACGCTCAAACTTATCTGTAAGCTGATTAATTGCATCCTCATTCCTCTTCTGACCGTCAACAAGCTCATCTACGTCAATAACTTCCTCGTCTTCACCGCCTTCCTGGTTGTCTGGGGTTGCTTCGTCGAAACTTTCCTCTGCCGTAGCATTAGGGTCTTCATCGTTTCCGACTGGTTGTGGGTCAAAACCAGGAACTCCACCAGCTGCGGCACTTGGGTCTGCCCCTGCGCCAGGAGCAGCGCCACCAGCCATAGGGTCCGCAGGTGCGGTTCCACCGGCCATTCCTGGGTCTTGTGCACCAGCAGCACCAGCGCTAGCGGCCATAGGGTCTGAACCCATAGCACCACCAGCCATAGGGTCAGCAGCACCGGTAGCATCATCAAGTCCGTCGCCGTTTCCGTCAACTTCTTCAATGTTATTGTTTCCGGAAATATACTCCATTATGTAATTGAAACGCTTTGCTTCTTTAAGCAAGCCCTTCTCTTCTAAAAACTTTTTATCCATGATTAGTCATTGAGAACTTGCCTATTATCTTCAGTAAGAACAATCTTTGAACTTTCGGTTCTTTCAATAAGACCCTTGTCTTTCTTGACAACCTTTACGTGGTTGGCGGCTTTCATGTTATTCATGATTTCTTCAGCTCTGTTGATT